ATTCCAGGTACCTTTAGGATTTATATTTGCTACACCAGCCTCACCTTGTTCACCCTTAGGACCTCTTTCACCGGCAGGACCTTGTGCACCTTGAGGACCTCTGAGTGTACCGATATAAACAACTCTAACATTGTCAACAAATACACTCTCAATGTAACCGTAGTTACCATTACTACTAACATTCTGTGACATTACAAAGTCACCAACGTGAGCTTCACGAGGACCTGTTAAACTGGACTTCGGAATATCCGCGGTGGAAGTTAAGGTGTTAGAAGTCGTTAACCAAATGTTACCATCTTCACCATTTGTTCCATCAACACCATTTGCACCATCTGTACCAGGTACACCTTGGGGTCCTTGTTTACCTTGAGGGCCTGTGGGACCCGCTGGACCTGTTGTCCCAACATCACCTTTTGGACCTGCAAGGTCAAATGCAGGGGTCATACCTGTCACAACCTGGTCATTCGACATTTTATATTGTATCTGAAATACTTGACCTTCATGATACACGGTTTCACCATTCATGACGTAATCCTTATCAAGCATTACAAAATCACGACTGGTAACCTCATCAAGAGGTTTAGTACTCCAAGTACGAAGTTGGATTAAAAGACTTGTTAATGGGTCTTGTACAATATACCCGAGATATTGAGGTATACCTACTTTCTGCAACGAACTAACTTTACCGTCTTGTGTAACGGTAAAGTCTTCATTGTCGAAACTTGCAATACCCGGATTAGTTGTGTTGGCAATAGGTACTCGTGTCACATTGCCAGAGTCGTCTGTTACAATTTTCTCAACTAAATCTGCCATGTTTCCTCCTAATTATTTGTAAGCACCCGTAATTTACTCGGTGCTTGAATAATTTCATCATAGTCAAATGCTACAATTGGTGCATCATAGTTTATATCTTTTACAAGGTCAGGTCTACAAAGTTTGACCTGCTCATACAAAGTACGATTGTCGGTAGGCGGTGTCTTGTCAGGGAACACTGATTTGTACAATGAGGTTAAGTAGTCACTCATCAGTGTGCCACCTTTGATACTTATCTCATATGTATAATCTTGTTCCACCCATTCTGCGGTTTGTACAGGTAGGAAGTGTTTTGTAAACGTGAATGAATAAGGTTCATACTTTTTATCGGTCACATTGTAAGTATAATAATTTTTACCTTCGTCTACAAAAAGACGTACTGCCGAGTTAGTGGTACCATCTGGAAGTGTTCCTGCAGACAGTTGTTCATTAGTTACAAATACCGGTTCGCGTTGTGTTGCCTCAAAATATTTATAACCACTTATATCTAACCAATAATTCATCTCGTATCTGCCGTCTTGTCTATATGTGTTAGATGCAATCTTAATTAACAAATATGGATTGTTGATTAAATAAACTCGTACCTCACCTACACGTTTAGGAAACACTCCCCATAATCTATAAGGTACACCATTGTCGTCTACAATTTCACGTTGATAGACAAATTCCTCACCACGTCTAACTACTAAGGTTTTGCCCAATGCTTCCATTAGAACTACCTCCTTGCTCAGGTGTCACAACTCTTTGATTAGCTGCACGATTACGTTCATTCGTTCTCTCTACATTCGTCGCATGAGTTGCACCATTGCCATCAGGTCCACTATTAGGTCTTGCCCCACCGTGACCTGTTCCACCACCTTGTGATGCCTGTTGTACTTGCATTATCTGTGAAAGTACGTCGGGGTTCTGCTTAATCGTTTCCTCAATCTCCGGAGGTAGGTGTTGTGCATTATCTCTAATACCTGCAAGAACGGTTTTGGCAAGTGGATACTGTTGCTGATCCATCATGTTCCAGAACAACTCAAGTGTACGTGAGTCTTGAGGATTACCAAATGCACCCTGTATAAACTGACTCTGTATCTCTTGCCACATCGCCACACGGTTAGTTGCAAGAGTACCCGCCGCATCTTCACTAAACGAGAAATTATCACGATAGTAAACGTCACCGTACTTATCTTTTGCAAGAAACATGTATTTATTCCACTCTTCCTCTTCCTCTTTGCCATTAGGTAACACCTTAACAAATTTACGAGGTTCATCACTGAACGCTAATAAATACTTCAATACAAGGTCATATACGCCTGCGAATGCTGCATTCTTCATTATACGTAAACTCTCAATGCGTCCTGCACTCTGCATCGCGGCAATTTCTTTTGCCTTACCGGAAGTTGCAGTTGTATCGCGTTTACCTTGAAACGAGTCGCTTACACCAGATGCTGCTTTTGCTGCATCATAATACAACGCTGCCGCAGTAACCTCTTGTGATAAATCAGCCTGTATTTGTTTGGTCTGAACCATCTGTGCTTGCTCATAAGTATCAACGTTTACTTGCTTAATACCAGCATTAACGTCGTCAATCTTAACACGTTTAGGCTTAGTAACAACCGCACCACTCACGAGAGATTTGTCTAACATCTTGCTATACAATTTGTTAGTTGCATCTTGGTTATCTAACAACACAGACACTTCACTGACACCATAAATACTGTCAAGTGAACTGATTGCAGGTCTTGGTATAAACGGCAATTGTTGTATCTGATAAAACGGTATCTCGGTACCTGCAGTTAAGAAAGGTTTCTTAACGTACATATCCTTTTGTTCTTCATCATCAGTTTCACCGACGTCATATGGATTATAAATTATGTCAAGGTCTTGTTCAAGTATATCAATGTCTGACACCTTGTACTTAAACGACTTGCTACCACACTCAGGACAAACTTCTTCACGCGGTACAACTGTTCCACATTTTGTACAAGTTCTAACACGTCTAACGAGCCAATCCTCGTCGTTACAAATGACCTGTCTACTATGATACGCCCAAGAGAACCGTGCAACACGACGATGCTCATTCAAATAATAACAAGTGACCACGGTAATAGTACTATTGTCACTCGTCGGATTGTTTAAGTCACCAGGCTTACTGTTATCTGCTGCAATAGGTGTTATAATTCGACCGTACACGTCATATATACGTGCAAGAGACATCTGCTGTAACTCAAAAATGTATTCAAGTTTACGCCAATCCATTACACCTGGTTGAGGTACAATTTGGTCTGAGGTGCACACGTCAATCTTAACCTCACCAGAAGTATCATGACCACCTGCAAGATTATCCCACCAGACCTTGTACCAGCAACAACCATCTATATATGTTGCACGTTCGGATTTATCGTTTACAAATTTTGAGAATATATTATCAACATTGTAACGGAGAAAACCTTCAGTCACGTCAACCAAAGGTAAATCGCTCTTATATTTCGGTTTCATTTTAGGCATCGGAATACTGTTGTCAATCTTACTCTCAATAAACTCATAAACAATACGTCGAAGTTGTTTAACTTTCTCATCACTCTCGGTACCATCGTCTTTCAATGCATTCAATGTACCAGAGTATGCTTTCCTCCAACGTTTAATGTTCTTTGTACTCGCAAGAGGATTGTTCTGTTTACAAGCATCAGCAATACTGTATAATGCTACAAACTTGTTTAACAGTTCTTCCTCCTCTGTTGTATTTACGTAGGCTGGCAGAGTTTGCGCCCACTGTAAATACAAATCAATTCTATTAGGCCCCAACATCCTCGTCCTCCCATTCTTCGGGTGCTCCATACATTGCTATGTATTCTGCTTGCCCAATCTCGTCGAGTTTATTGAAGTCTTCCCACATATCAGGTTTCCACGGTCTGTATACAAGATGACGTCTACGGTTAGGCATAGGCAATTCACCTGTTATGAGTTTAATAATCCTACCCACACCTTGCGATTGACTATCCACCATGTCGTCTTTTGTACCATATGGAAATGTACTGTGTTGTCGAATAAACTTCTCTCGACCTGTTAATGTATCACCATTTTGTTTATCCCATTCTATATCTTGTTCTTCTTCCTTTGTGAAATCAAGTGGTAAATATACGCACCGTGTTCCCACAAAGTTTGAAGTCGCCTGGGCTCTCGCAAATTTACCACCTTTCGGTTCTATTGCTACGACCGGGGGCATGCCTTTCTCAATTGACAAGACGTCTATGATTGCTGAACCATTCGCCTTGTCCTCAATAACCATCTCATCAATGTCTGGAAATTCTTGTGAAATATTACGTATACACTCAACGGTGTCTCGGAAACCCATTCGTTTATTGACGAGTTTCCACAAATACACGTTCTTTCCTTTAAGTCCCCATAACTCAATTGCTACAAAGTCACTGGTCTCTGTGTTCTTGAATGTCGCGTCTATTGACAATTGTAGATACTCTAATGACTTACGTAGGTCTAAGGTTCTGTGATAAGTTTGCCACCATTCCTCTTTGTACAAATTACCTTTGGCTGCACTTGGTCTACCTTGATACAATGCATTCCAAGTACGCTGACCATCAGAATTTATAACAAGTCTCTTCTTGTTGCGCATCCACTTGTTAGTGTTTGCAATCTTCTGTGGTAACAAGGTCTCATCGTCACCAAGGTGGGCACCCATGAGTGACTCGCCAAGCTGTCTGCCCAATGGGTCAGGTCCAATCTTCGCAGCCTCTTCATCGTACTCAGCGGGTAGATTTATCACTTTATAAATCCACTCGCCCCAGTTTTCTTGTATCCAACCGACAACGTCACCCTCGACCCAACGGGTCTGTATTACAATAAGTTTGCCACCGGGGTGAATACGGGACTGAACAGATGGACCCATCTCATCATGTATCTTAGCAATAACTGTCTCACTGTCTGCCTGTTCTTTGTTCTTAATCGGGTCATCGATTATGAATAACTCTGCACCATAACCTGTAATACCTGCTTTCAGACCAGCCGCACGACAGGTTCCACCTTTCTCAGTCTCCCACAATGCTACACCTTGGGCACCTGAGTTAGGATTAACTCGGAATATGTCAGGTGCAAATGTGGTGAACTTGTCACGGTTGCGTCTGCTGAACTGTTCTGCAAATGTCGACTCATAACCTGCAATAATCACGCCGTCTGTGGGGTGATTACCAAGGAACCACGATGGCAGTGTCTCGGTTACAGTGTATGATTTTCCATGCTGTGGAGGGACACTCAGAAGAAGTATGTCCATAACGTCATTATCACACTTGTGCTCAAGGAAGGTCTGTATCTCATCACACAAATACTTATGGAAATGTGTCATGTAGAATCCTTCGTTGACGTATTCACAATATGCAGAGTATGACTTCCGGAGCTTACGTCTGAGTACCTCTCCTTCAAGTGTGTTAGGTATCATCTTGTTCTTCCTTTTTACAATGTGGTCAAGCACGCCGGAGGCAAGTAAAGCACCAGGCGTGCGGTCACATTACTTACTCTCTACATGTGCTCTGTGTTTATCAGTGTATGAGAGTGTGTACCCACGTTTCTCAACCTCAGGTCTACAAATCTCTGGGTCATGATGAAACGGACACGCCGCACCGTGACACTCCCACACAGGTGAGCCATCAGGTGCAGGTCCTGGGCACAGGTACTCAGGATAATCTTCTCGCATGTGTTACCTCCTACAAATGTATCACAAATGTGCTAGTTACAATAACCGTCAGCCAGACACGGAGTCTGCTGAACGGTGAGCGGGTATACAAATTACTTGCCTCCCTTGCCAGGCTTAGACGACGATGTCTTCACAACGACGCCGTCAGACGTGCAAGTGCTGTGAGTAATAGTTGCCATAGGTTACCTCCTTAATTATTTATCTTAGTATAAAAGTGTTTAACTGCCGCAAGTATGCTGCCCGTTTTGTCAAATGTATTTGCATCACTCGTAAACGTCAACTCGTCGGTATCGTACCACATCGCCTCATCGGTATCGACAATCTTCCACACTGCCACGGAACCTGTATAATCGCTCCATGCCCATGCACCAAGCGCATCGTTGGCAAAATACATGCCATACACGTCCTTGTTACCTATCTTGCCGATGGGTGTAGTGTTCTTGCCGCTATCAAACGTGGTATAGCTCGAGCCCTCTGTGCCACTCGACGGCGACCACGTTCCACTCAAATACGAATCATCAGGCAGGTCTACAAAGACCGTAGTTATGACAAGGTTACGCGTGACGGTGATGGTGGCTGGACTGGCGTCAATGTTGTTACCACCCTCGACGGTGAAGTGACTGAACTGCTTGCCTGAGGGTGGCGATGTAGCGGTTATGGTCACGGTGGAGCCTTCCTCGTAGGACGCGGTAGTCTTGGCCGGATCGTCGTCTAAGTAGCCACCTGTTATTGTCACAGTGTAACGTGGTGTGGGCGGTGTGACGGTGCCGGTGGGGACGTCTGCGCTGAGTATGAACTGCTTGCCGGTCTTGCGATCTGTGAGTACGTCAGGCATCTTGTTCCTCCTCGTGGGTTACAAGAGGTGATGTGTCGCCGGAGGCGGGTGAGCTCGGAGCGGAGAGCTGTCGGTCCGCAGACGCGATCTGCTCCTTGGCCTCACGAGCGGCGAGTATCATCTCTAACTCCTCGTCTGTTAATTCTTCATACGGGTTGTTTATCTGGTGGTCAATCTTGCTCTCGTCGACCGGTTTGGCACCGACCGTGTCACGGAATGCTACAAAGTTGGCAGCATTGATGCGTGCCATGTGTGCTTGACAGGCCATTATCATCTCCAACTCGGTTGGAGCGGTATGTGTCGGGTCCTGCAGATTGGTCAAATCGTCCATCAGTTTGTCGTACGTGTAACGTTCTACAAGAGACTCGTAGGTCTCGTCACCATTCTTGTCGTAGCGAGGGATTGGTTTAGAGGCCGGTCGGTTGAGTACAAGGTGGCCGATAGAACGCCAGGCCTGACGCTGGTACGCAGGGTCGGCGAATAGGTTTTCGGTTTCTTTACGTTGGCGAAGATATTGGCGCAACGTCGGTTTGTCAGTTTGCATGTCTGTACCTCGGTGGATTTTCTGCACGCATTTTACAAAGGGAGATGTGGGCGCGGGACGCGAATGAGCGCATTTAATATGGTTCAAGGTGCAGAGAGGTTGAGTTACGGAGGGATTGAGAGGTGGGAGCACCTTGAACCTATTATTATAT